AGATTGTTCCAGCGACAGCACTGCTAGGTCTTGAAGAACCTGAATTAGTTGAATTAATAGCAGATAAAACATTATTTATATCTGTTCTAACTGTAGGGAATGATGCGTTTGCTATGTTATAATCGTGCTGACTCATTATTTTAATCCTTTTTTATAAGGTTTAACATATATTTTATTTCCATATGTCCATGCGTGTTGATTATTTTCCGATCTAGTTGCCCATTCTAAATTTTCAACTCTATTATCATTTCTTATACTATTTTTGTGATTAACTTCTAATTTGTTTTCTGAATTGGATATAAATGTTTCTGCAATCAATCTATGAACTAATTTTTCATTTCTTTTTTGATTATTATTTGAATCTCTTAATTTAACTCTTTGATAACCTTTTAAATTAGAGGGTTTTAAAAATCTATTTCTTTTGTGTGAAAAAATTTTACCATCTTTTGATGCCGAGTATTGACTCTCATAGCCTGAAATGTATCTTAATTGTACCATAATTGTTTTATACTCCTTTTATATTAATATATCAATATATCAATAGCCCTTCGATATGTAATCAAATGTTTTAGATACTGCTGTTCCACCTGAATTTTTGAATGTTACATTGAAACCATTGATTGTTTTTGACTCTACAATAAAAAAATCTCCAGTTGCCATATCTTCTGCTGTAATTCCAACTGCATAATTAACAGTTTTATAAGGGTTTGTAAATACAACAGTTTTAGCTGATGCACCTGATACTATATCATTACCACTAAATATTCTATCTTCCATATCTATTGTAATTGATACTTCTTCTACAACAGGAGTCGAAGCTAAATCTTTTGAAGTTAAAACAACTCTAAATTTAAAATATCTAGCAGTATAATTTCCAATTACAAAATTTTGAAAAGCTGTGTAAGTAGAATTATCATCACTTGTTGAAATCTCAATATTAGCATTTGAGTTAGCTGGTGTATCTCCATCAAAACTAGAATTTTGAGAATCAAATAATCCTATTCTATTATCAAATAAATCATCTGGGTCATCAGAAGTTTGTTTCAAACTAGCTGTAAGTCTGCAAGTATGTGAAGCACCTATATCAACTATATCTGCAAATAAATAATTACCACTTGCATAGAAATCTGCGTTAGCTACACCAGAGTCAAAAAATCTAGTTGTTTCTGTATCAAAATTTCCACTAGCTGAATCAAATAATTCAGATGAATCTAATCTTAAAGTACCATCTACTATTGCAGTATTAGTTAATGTTCCTAAAAAATCAGGGTGTTCTGATTGAGTAGCTACTGCGTTAAAATTTAAAACACTTACAACATTAGAAATAATAGCTGTTTCGTTAGAACTAAAGTTTCCTAGTTTATCAATAGCTTTAATTAAATAAGTTCCTACTCTTGCTGGTACGTTAATTGAAGTTGCTGGTCTTGATACTTTTTCAACTAAAGATACCGAGTTTGCCCAATCTCCATTTCCATTTGTTAAAGAAGAATATCTAATTTGATAATAAGCTAAATCTAAATCTGGTACTTGTCTCCATGATAAGTGTGCTTCTTGTCCTAAAATATTACAAGAAAAATCTTCAACATCACTAGGTGGTGCAATAGCACCAATTATAGTTCTTGTTGTCGTTACATAAGTTGAACTAACTCCTAAAGTATTTACAGCTTTAACCCTTACGTTATAAATTCTTTGATCTATTACATTTAAGACTCTATGTTTTAATCCTGAACCTTGTGCATATATAATATAATCTGATTCTGTACTTAATTTGTATTCCACTTGATAGTAGTCCACAAAACTATCTGTACTAGCACCTACAGTTACATTTAAAGCTACAATTACAGTTCCATCATTATATTCAATTAATTCATCATCTAATGTAACACTTGCTGGTGGTTGGATAGTAAATGGGTTAGGTAAATTTGTACTAGGTGTTGCTGCTACTTGTGTTTTTGTAGCCCATGTATAATGAGAATCTTGATGTTCCATTAAGTCTAAACCTAATGTAAAATCTTCATTAAAATTAATTCCTAATACTCTAAATTGTTTATTGCTAAATCCTAAACTAGAATGTGTTACTCCTAATATATCTCCTATTGCTATATCATAAGCACTAAAGCTAACATTGATTGTTAAGCCTAATGCTTCTCTTGATCTTCTTAATATAACTTCTGCTAGTTCTAATGCTTGATATGGACTTGTAATTGTTTTCATATCAAATCTTCCCTCTAATAAAAATTCACCATCAACAGTTTTCATAGCTGCGTGTTTATCTTCTGCTGAATAACTACTATCGTCTATTTCAGGAAATTGTACTTCATCAACTTGATAATTTCTATCTGGATTAACATAAGAAATAATTACTCTATTGTATTTTGAATTTTTAGTTGGACTTGCTAAAGTATAACCACCAATAATATCATCTTCTGTAATTGTAATTGATGATGAACCTGTTGTTTCAATAATTAATTTATATTTTCCACTAACATAAGGAAGATACCCTCTTGAACCTTTTAAAAATTCTCTTACATTATCTATAACTGGACTTGATGTATCTATAATCGCATTACAATCCATTACATCTATTGTAGTTGAACCATAAGCTGTAACCTCTGTATCACAAATTCCTGATGCAGTATAAAAACTTGGTATATCAATATTTCCTATTGGTAAGCCTTTTCCATATCTTGTATTAGTTAAATAATCTAATAAACACCATGATGGGTTATTTGAATAAGTAGCAGTTTGTGCAACAGAACTTGAATTATAAGCTACTACTTTTTTACCTTGTACTATTGATTGAACTTTAGGAACTCCAGTAAATGCGTCTTGATTCCATTTAAACTTTAAAGCTAAATAAGAAAGCCCTGATAGTTTATGATTACTTCCCCAATTATCTAATCCTGATAATAAACTTGATGCTGCTTGTCCATCAGTTCCATAATGTGGTTCAACTGTAATTAAACTTGTAGAATCTTTATAAAAATTAGAATCAGAAGTATTAACTGTAACTTGTGTATTATCTGTTAGATCGCCTGACCATGTAACTGTTTTTTCATCTATATTAATTGAAGTTATATCGTTTATCTCTCCCTCTGATAAAATTATAGCCATGTATAAAAATTCATTATCTGTACCAGAAGTTTCTAAAAATACTCTAGTTCCACCAATCATTCTTTCTCCATAAATTACAGGAATGTTTGCGTCATTAGATTGTTTATTTAATAAGATTCCTTTTTCGTAATTATCAAAGTCATTAGTACCAAAGTCTGGTTGTTCAGGAACTTTAGGTCGCATTAACCAAGCTATTCCAATACTTACAACTAATGCAGTAATAGGATTCATTTTAAAAACAGTTTTTGCTACAAAACTGACTACACTACTAAAGAAACCCATTATGATCTACCCCACTTAATATCTTGTACTGTTTCAGAACTAAAATCCATTCCTACATCTGTACTAAAGAATCTTTGTTGTGAAGTGTTGTTTGTTTTTCTACCATTCTTTTTATCAAAGTCTGCCCAATGAGATACTACTGATATATTAACTGTGCTAGTTGTTTCAGATTCATTAATAGAAAAACTTTCTATGTTGCCTGAATATAAAAGAAATGGGTCTGCAATAATAGAATTATCATCAGCTAATAAACCTCTATAAATAGTTACAGCATCATTAACTACATTTTCTGCTAAACAAACTGAAATAAATGTTTGGTCTGCACCTGATAAAGATATTGTTAAACTTGATTTAGTTATATCTGCTTGTTCTGTAAAATTAGAAAAACCTAATATAAAATCACTTGTTAAATAAGTAATTGCACCACCTGATATTGATGATGTTAATGGAAATGAACAATCTGTAATATTAATAGGAGTACCAAAACCGATTGTAATAAGATGGAATGGTCTAATATCATTAGTCGCTAATTCGTTCTTTAATGCTGTTGTCAGGCTTCTCGTCATATTCCTCGAATGTTCTTCTAGTTACTTTAATTTTATCATTAACAATATAATTAGCATTTTTAGATGGTTCACTATATTTACCTTTATTTAAAGATTGAGAATTAAAATCATCAGCTTCAATTATTTCTTCTGCCAAGAAATCAACACTAATCCAATACTTGACTTTATATTTCATCTATAAAGCTTCTTCAACATCAAATTGGTATTCGTAATATAAATTTCCATCTTTATCTGCACCTGATACTCCAAACTCTTGAACATCAGTTGTTAGTGCTACTGTAAAAGGAACATTGTCATAAGTAACTATTGAATCATCTCCTAATGCTATAAGTAAAGGTGGTTCTATTGTAACTGTTGCTGCATTACTTGAACTGGTTACATCTGCTACAACCATATAAACTTTAGAATGAGAAGCAAACTTTAAGAAATCTCCAGCTTTAAATCTTCCAGCACCATCTGCACCAAAGCCATTCATTAATATTGTAGTATCTCCTACTGCGTGAACTCCATCTATTAATACTGTTCCATCTTCATTACCTCTAGCATCTTCAACTTCTGGTGGGATAATTGTAAAGGTTTCTTTTTGACCTCTTTGTTTAATTATAAAAGCCATTAACTCTCCATAGACATCTGATCTTTTGCCAGTAATAATTTGAACTGAAAATGACCATCTTTGATTATCTATTTGTCTAACTAATCTTTTACCTGATATTGATTTAGATATAATAGTATTTTGAATTGACTTTATTCCTAAAGTTCCAAATTTTGCAGTTGATATAGGAAAAGCACCTGACATTATATAATACTTTTCGCACCTCTCTCATTAACAGCTTGATTAATTAATTGAGTTATTGTTCCTCTACTTTGAGTTAGTAGTTCGTTAAATCCTCTAGCATCTACTGTATTGATATTAAAATTAACTGTTGTACTTCCACCACCAGTTCCTCTAGCTGATTGAGTAATTTGTCCTGATTGATTAGGTACAAACATTTCAGCACCATTTTCTCCTACAAGAATTGGTTCTCCTTTAGATACTGCACCACCACTAGCAAAGCTACCCATGATACCAGTTAATAAATCACCACCAGTAGAAACACCTTTCATTACACTTTGTTTAGTTTTTTCGTGTGTAATCATTTTTTCAATTCCTAATTTTGTCATCAACTGTGCTATTTGAGTATTTTCCATAGCAATCGAGATAGCTTGTCTTGCTATCTTTTCTATCAAATGTGCAATAATTTTACCTAAAATTTGTTGTGCTATGTTTCTTAAAGTGTCTGATAATTTTTCTCCAAGTACTACTGATCTTGCTAATGCTTCTGACATTTTTGTAATACCACTATTAATACCATCTGCAATAATCATTTTTATATTTTCTTGTTTATTTTTAATATCTTCTAAAGCACCTGAATTTAATTCTTTAAATTTAGCAATAGCTTTTTCAGTTGCACTTGGGATTTTATATTCTAATTCATTTACAGTGTTATATAAGAATGTATCTACTGCTTCCATTTCTTTGGGTGAAATAACAGTATATTGTCCCATGCCTCTACCTCTATCAGGAATTTCTCCTGTTTTAAATTTTTCATGATTTCTATCAATTTTTTCTGCAATAGAATCTAATTCTTTTCCTAAAAGATAATAAGCAGCAGTACCAGCAACAGCAGCAGCAGCAGCTAAACCAATACCAACTGGGCCAGATAAAATAGCAATTGCTTTCATTCCAGCAACAACTCCTACTAATGCTCTAGCTATATTTAAAAACAGTTTAGCAAGTTTATATGAAATAATTATTTTAAATGTTTCTTTTACTAGGTTTGAATACTCTGCAATAAGTTTAATTGATTGGGCTAATTTTTCAACTCCCAATGCTAAAACAGTTCCTACACCAACTCCTAATTTTTCAATCATTTCAGAATTTTCTTCTAATGCTTTATTAAGATCACCAAATTGTTTTTTAAGACCTTCAAAGAAACCAGCTTCTAATATTGTTCTTTTAAAATTGAAAAACTTATCTCCAATCATTGATAGAGTACCTTCAAATGTGTTTGCTAATTCATCTGTTGCACCACCGAACTTTCCACCCTTACCAAATGTTTTTTGAAGTGCGTCTGCTGTTTCTTCTATAGTTACTGTTGCACCAGCTTTAAATCCTAACATAGCTTTAACACCTCTATCTCTAAATAGATCAGCTGCACTAATACCAGCACTCATTGATCTTTGAATTTGCTCTGCTGTAGTTTTAAAATCTAGTCCTGTTACTGCTGCAACATTACCAGTAATTTCCATAAGGTTAGCAAGTTCTTTTGCGTCTTTAGAAACAACTGCAAGAACACCTGAACCAGATTGTATTTCTTCTAGTGAGAAAGGAACTTTAGCAGCAAACTTTGCCATTTCATCAAATGCTTTTGCACCCTCTCTAGCACTTCCAAATAAGAATTTTAATCTAACTTGTAATCCTTCAATTTGTTTTCCTGTATTAACTAATGATCTAATAGCAAGTCCAGCACCTAAACCTATAAAAGCATTTTGAAGATTAAAGACAGCACTCTTAACTCTATCTAAACCACCTCTAACTCCTTGTAAGGCTTGTGTGGATTTATCTTTTGCTACAATATCTATTTGAAGTTTTTGTGCCATTATTTATAATTTTTTGCTTCTGTTAATGATTGGTTTCTTTTATACCCATCTTGTTCTTTTTTCAAGTAGGCTAACCATAAATTATAATGGCTTACTGGCATATCTAATACTTGTTGAATTGGTATGTGGAGTCTGTCTGCAACTACTAAAAGCGACCAAGTATCAGGGTCGCTGATTACTTTTTTTCGGCTTCCTCAAATGAAGTATCTACAAGTATTTGATTAGCAATATTAGCTATGATATTAGAGTCTGCTTTTTTTCTTAAAGCAAACTTATCTTCTGGTTGAAAGGCTTTAACTAATTCGCCTTTATCATCTTTGATTTTTAATTTCATTATAAGTAAATCTACAAGAATAGTTAAGTCTTGAAAATTATTAGACTTCTTAAAGATAATGTTTTTTTCTTCAAGGGTTAATGGCTCTGAATAAAATACACTAGCATTTCCATGCTCGTCT